CTGATCGGAACCACTTAGGAACACCAGCATCCCTTCCATGTTTGAGACACACGTTGCACAGACTTCTATAGAACGTTTTTCCGTTTTTCTTATAGTTTACAGCGGTGGGGCGCATACCGCAAGCACATAGTGGTCTCATGCTTTTATTTAATAAAAACCTGGCCTTTTTGAACCTTTTCTATGGCTTATATGAGCTATAAAATTTCAAAATGCCATAAATACATGAAGAACATGTACTCATGGAGATAATACAATGGCTCAATTAAGTTCACCAGGCGTAAGCGTAACAGTAGTAGACGAAAGTTTCTATACACCGGCGGCTCCTGGCACCGTACCCCTAATTATTGTTGCTAGTCAAGCAAACAAAATGAATTCAGCTGGAACAGGAATTGCTCCAGGAACATTACCAGAAAATGCTGGAACAGTATACCTATTAACAAGTCAGGCAGACTTGGGAGCAACATTTGGTGTACCATACTTCCAAACAGATGCAGAAAACAATCCTATCAATGCTGGCGAATTAAACGAATACGGTTTGCAAGCCGCTTATAGTTTCCTAGGTGTAAGCAATCGTGCATACGTTGTACGTGCTAACTTAGACACAAGTCAATTGGTTGGTAGCACAGCTATTCCATCAGCACCTCCAGCAGACGGTACATACTGGTTCGACCTTGCTGACACTAACTTTGGTGTATTCCAATGGAACGGTGGTGCCGCTAGCTCAACAAGCGGAACAACAGCTGGACAAACATTTACAAATCAACAAACAGCCGCAAATTTATTAGTTATTACTAACACAAGTTTAGTTAGCGGTACAACTCCATTAGCAAGTTATGGTCAAATTGGCGACTATGCTATTGTTGCAACAACAACATTGAATGCATTATGGTACAAAAAAGGCCTAACAGACACTGCCGCAGGTACATGGGTACAAGTTGGTACAACTAGTTGGGTAAAGAGCTGGCCAACATTTACCAGTTTATCAGTAGCTAGCAATGCTAGTATTACTGGTACATTTGTTGTTAACGGTTCAACAATTACAGCAAGTTCAAGCACACCATCACAAGTTGCTAGTTTAATCAATGCCGCAAGTATTAGCGGTGTTACAGCGGCTTATGTTAACAGCACAATTCAAATTTATTCAACAGGTGTTAACATTGTTATTGGTTCAGGTACACTAACAGGTGTTAGTACTACTGCTCCAGGTACATATGGACTAGTTGTTGGTACATACTTACCACCACAACTACAAATCAGCCCACACTATACAGTTCCATTGTTTGGAACATATGATAGTTTTGTACCAGTTCCAAACCCAAACAGCCTAAGCGCAGTTACTTCAGTAGCTGGTGCTCCAACAGGCAGTGTATGGATCAAAACTACTCCAATTAACAGTGGCGCAAACTATTTCATCAAGAAATACAATGCCGCAACTAGCACATGGATTACACAACCAGTACAGGTATTCGCTAATAATCAAACAGCAATGGCAACATTAGACCCAACAGGCGGTGGTGTTAACATTGCAGTTGGTGCAGTTTATGTAAAATACAATGATGCCGAATTTACAACACCATATGCTAACTTCAAAATTTACGAACGTATCGGCACTGGTGCTACTAACACCACTACAAGTCCAATTACATCGAGCACATTCCCAGCAGTTGTAACTTCTACAGCCAGTGCTTATGGTATTATTGGTAACGGTTCTAACAGTGGTTCAGGTACAATTTTCACACCAACTGGTACAGTAACTGGTACATACGCAACTGGTATGGTACTAAGTGGTACAGGTGTAACTAGCGGTACAACAATTAGCACAATTAATACAGCAACAGCTATAACAGCTACAACTGGTGCTACAATGACAGCTACAAGTACAACTACTACAAGCGGTAACATTACAATCAGTACGTTTAGCACTTACACATTGGCAGCAAATATGCCAGTTGTTGTAACAGGTACAACAAGTCAAGGTATTGCTCCAGGCACATACTACATCATTGGTAGCCCAACAAGCACAGCAATTCAGTTGAGTGCAACTAAGGGCGGCGCTGGAATTACAACCACAGTTGGTTCAATCAGTGGTTTAACATTTACTCTAGCAGTTCTAAACGTAACAGCAGTAACTGGTACACTAAGCGTTGGTCAAGTACTAAGCGGCGGTGCAGTAACAGCTGGTACATATATCAATGCACTAATTGGTGGTTCAGGATCAACAGGTACATACGCTCTTAACCAAGCGGCTACTGGTGCTCCAACAACTGCTACAAGTTATACAGTTAGCGTAAGTCAAAGTGTTAGTACAGCAAGTAATACAATTACTGGTACTTCATCAAACGAAACATACGCATTCACTATCGCAGAAAGTCAAATTGGTTCTAGCACACTAACTAGCCCAGTTACAGTAACATGGACAGCTACTGGTGCTACAACTGATTCAAGTTTGTTACTAACAGCATTTAGTGCCGCAGTAACCGATAATAATATCATTGCTACACTAAACACTAGTACAAATACAATTACATTTACTCACAAAGCCGGTGGAGATCTACGCTTAGTTGACGGCCAAAACACACCATTAGCTAAACTATTCACAGTTGGAACAAGTGCAAACTTCTACACAGATCCAACAGGTAATGCCAACAGCTATATTGTTACACAGTGGGCAAGTACTGTAAATGGTACAGCAGTTGCAACACCAAGTCTAACAGCACTAACAACAACTCCAGTAAACGGCCAATTATGGTACGATACAAACTTAGATGTTGATCTAATGATTAACAACGGAACAAGTTGGGTTGGTTATTTAAACTATACACAAAATCAAGTTGGTGGTGGCGCAACAGATCCAAATGGTCCAATTATTTCAAGCACACAACCTACTACACAAAGTACAGGTACAGCACTAGCTAACGGTGATATTTGGATTGATCCACAGTTGCTAGAACAATATCCAATGATTTACAAATACAATTATTTGACAAAATCATGGGTGTTAGTAAACAATCAAGATCACACATCAAGTCAAGGTATTGTGTTTGCTGATGCACGTTGGGGTATTGAAAGTGCCGCAACAACACAAACAGGTACAGTAGCACAAGCTTCAATTGTTACGCTACTAAGCAGTAACTTTGTTGACTTTGACTGTCCTAACCCAGCATTGTATCCAAAAGGAACATTGCTATGGAACACACGTCGTAGCGGATTTAACGTTAAACAGTATGTTACAAACTATGTAAACACTAATAACTATAACACAATCTTTGGCAACGTACCAATGACATATTATGCGCCAGATCGTTGGGTAACAGCAAGTCCTAACGATGTTCACGGTGTTGGACAATTTGGACGTAAAGCACAACGTAGTGTTGTACTAAAAGCATTGAACGCTACTATCCAAGCAAACCAAAATATTCGTCAACCAGACACAGTTATTTTCAACTTGTTAAGTTGCCCAGGATATTTAGAAACAGTTAGCGAACTAGTTTCTCTAAACAACGACAATGGTCTAACAGCATTTATTGTTGCAGATAGCCCAGCACGTTTAACAAGCGATGCAACTAGCCTAAGCAACTGGGGTAATAACGTAAACCAAGCCGCAGTAGATGGCGACAGCGGACTAATTGTTACAGATCCATACACAGCAGTTTACTATCCATGGGGTTATACAACTGACTTGTTAGGTAATAACATTGTTGTTCCTCCAAGCCACATTATGTTACGTACAATCGCCCTAAGCGACAACGTTTCTTATCCATGGTTTGCACCAGCTGGTGTACGTCGTGGCGGCGTAACAAATGCTAGCTCAGTTGGTTATGTAGATCCAGTTACTGGAGAATTCACAACTGTAGCATTGAATACAGGACAACGTGATACACTAGCCGCAGTACATGTAAACCCAATTACATATATTGCAGGCACAGGTTTAGTTGTTTATGGCCAAAAAACACGTCAGCTAGTGGCAAGTTCATTAGACAGAATTAACGTAGCACGTTTAGTAGTTTACTTGCGTTATCAGTTGAATCAATTGGCTAAGCCATTTATTTTCGAACCAAACGATACAATTACACGTAATGAAATTAAACAACAAGTTGAAAAACTAATGTTAGAATTAACAGCAGAACGTGCATTGTATGACTACATTGTAGTTTGTGACACTAGTAACAATACTCCAAGTAGAATCGATCAAAACGAACTTTATGTTGACATAGCTATCGAACCAGTTAAGGCAGTTGAATTCATTTATATTCCACTACGCTTAGAAAATACTGGTGCTATCAAAGCATTAGGTCTATCATAATTAGGAGAATATAGATGTCAATCGCAGCCTTATCAAATTTTACAGTACCATTAGCATCGGACCAAAGCGCAAGTAGCCAAGGCATGTTAATGCCAAAGTTACAATACAGATTCCGTGTGACTCTTGAAAACTTTGGCGTTAGTACTCCAAGAACAGAATTGACCAAACAGGTTTCAGAGGCTTTCCGCCCTGTAGTCGATTTTGATGATCAGACAATCATGGTCTATAACTCAACAATTCACTATGCAGGCCGTCCTAAGTGGACATCTGGTAGCTTAAAACTACGTGACGATCAAACAGGTCAAGTTACTAAACTTGTTGGCGAACAAATGCAGAAGCAATTTGACTTCTTTGAACAAAGTTCAACAGCAGCCGGTGACTATAAATTCACAATGCGTATCGAAATGTTAGACGGTGGAAACGGTTCTAACACCCCTGTAGTATTAGAAACATGGGAAGTTTATGGATGTTATGTACAAAAAGTTAATTACGGTACACTAGCTTACAAAGAACAAGCACCTATGATAATCGATTTAACGATTCAAATGGATAATGCTGTTCAAACTACTGGCGGATCATTCGGAGCCGCCAATTCAGTACAAACTAACAAGAGCGTTAACGTAATCGGTTCATAATAAAAAGGCCTACGCAAGTAGGCTTTTTTTACGACTAACCATAATATACGCAGTTTATTTGTTCGATAAATAATGTATGAGCTTCACATCTAACAATAATCTTCATTCAGATCCTAAGATAAATCTGAGAGACTGGCAACATGCGGCCCGTCTTTTCACAGACCAACAATTTAGACTAGCTCCTAAATTAGATTTTCAGTATCATGTGGCATTTAATATTAATACATCTGCATTAAAAAATGCCAATATTGTTACACGATATGGTAATGAAATTAATATGTTGGCAAAAAGTGTAGCACTTCCAAAATTTGAAATAAGTGTAGACCCTGTTAATCAATATAATAGAAAAAAACAAATACAATATTATCATAAACCCGGAGATTTACAAATATCATTTTACGATGATAACATGGGTTTAATAAATCAACTATGGCAAAACTATTATAGTTATTATTATGCCGATAGCACTAGTGCAAAAACTACCGGCGCTTATAATAGAAATGCTACACAAAGCAGTAACTATATTACCACCCCATTTGGTCTAGATAATTCAAGTACAAATCCATTTTTTAACTATATCACTATCTATCAAATGGCACGTCACGAGTACGTGAGTGTTAAATTAATCAATCCCATTATTAAAAGTTGGGACGGCAATAAGTTAGATTGGTCATCTACAAAAACACACGATTTTGCCATGACCCTTGTTTACGAAGCAGTTACATATGATGTAGGTCAAGTGACAGCAGGAGATCCCGAAGGATTCGGAATAGTACACTATGATAATACACCTAGTCCATTAACTGGTGTTAATCCAGACCCAACTGTTATAGATCCTAGTTTTGTGCAAGCCTTGGATATAGAAACTGCGGCAGCCAGCATTGTTAACAATACTGTTAACACTATTAACACTTATCAAAATACACAAAGTTCTAGTGCCCCTGTATTAAGTACTAGTGCATCTACTACTAGTCCTTTACAAACAATTGGCGGTACACAAGGTGTTGTTTTCCCAGTAGCATCGACTACAAATGTAACAACTGCTAGCCCAGTTAAATTAGGAATATAACATGAGTATTAATTTACCATTAACACAATCTGCAACTACCGATGTTAAAACTTTCTTTGACAACTACTATTCTCGTCCTGTAAGTTTTGCGGCGGCAGAAATTGATGCTACTGTGGGATTTTTCTTAAAGCGCGGATTTGATTCTAGCAGTGCTAGAAGCACAGCAATTATATTATTGAATCAAGCAAGAACAGAAAGTGTAAGTGTTTTTAAACTATTAGACACACTTAAAGGTTTAACTGATATTCAACTTAGCCAAGTAGTTGCTCAAATATTAAACAACAATAGAGAAAAAACTAGTTTATTAGGCTATAGAGTTCAGACTGTAACTGACACCTACGAAAGTCGAAATATTTTAGTATAATGTATGGCTAAATTTGCTCGCGGCAAGTTCGCAATGAAACGTCCAGACAAGTATGTAGGAACCAAGAGTCCTACTTACCGTAGCAGTTGGGAATGGAGTTTTATGAACTTTTGTGATAACAATGACAATGTATTAAAATGGGCCAGCGAAGCTATACAAATTCCCTACAGAGATCCTCTAACTAACAGACAAACTGTTTACGTACCAGATTTTTTCATTCAGTACGTGGATGCTAATAATCGTATTTTAACAGAACTAGTGGAAATTAAACCTGCTAGCCAAACTATCTTAGAACGTGTAGGTAAAAACAAATACAACCAAGCACAATTTGTTAAAAATCAAGCCAAATGGGCCGCTGCCACATTGTGGTGTAGACAACAGGGTATTAAGTTTCGTATTTTAAACGAAAATGATATCTTCAGTAGAGTCTAAAGCATAAGTAATATTATGACTAAACGATTAGAAGAAGTATTAAATCTCCCCGAAAGCAAAAAAATTGTTAAAGAGGAAGAAAAGCGAGCTAAAAAAGCAGAAATAGCACAACCCTTTATTCGCGACATTAGCGAGTATGATAAAATATCTGCGGCTCTCCCACAAGTAAAAGGTCTAGGTGATTTAGGTGATAGCGAACTCGACGAACTAGCAAAAAAAGCTACCGAAGCCTACGAAGATATTATGGATTTGGGCATGAATGTTGAAGCACGTTATAGCGGAAGATTGTTTGAAGTAGCCGCTAGTATGCTGAGTAATGCAATTACAGCTAAAACAGCCAAATTAGATAAAAAACTTAAAATGATTGATTTGCAAATTAAAAAGCAAAAATTAGATCAAGAAGCCAATAGTGCAGACGACGGTGTAACTATTCAAGGTGACGGAGTTATCATATCAGATCGCAATAGCTTGCTGGAAAAATTAAAGAATATGAAATAAATACAGTACTGGGATCAAACTATGAAATCATTTAAAGAATACTTAACAGAGAGCAAGAAAGTCTACGAATTTAAGGTAAAAATTGCTGGAGATCATCCATCAGATGCTACTTCACAAATTAAATCTGCCCTAGCAGAATTTCATGTAGGAAGCGTGAGCTCAGGCCGCTCAACTCCAATTCAAGAAAGACAATCAGAATTTCCTGAACACAAAAATACACAAATGACTGTGTACGATGTTACTACAAATTACCCAGCTACTAGTTTACAAATTCGAGACCGTGTTGCTAGCGGTTTAGGTATTTCTCATAATTATGTTAAAGTTAAAAACCTAGCAGAAGAATTAGAACACAAAATAAATCACGAATATGATGAGCGTACAGGCAAAGCACTTGTTGGCACAATGCAAGAACCTAGCGATCACAGTCACTTGGTCAGTGAGAAACACAAGTTTGATTTATTAAAAGAATTAAACAAGAATAAGAAAACATTAACA